AACGTCATCATGATGGAAACTCGTGCTGAAGGTGGACTTGCTAAGTCAGGTACTACTCGTGACTGTTTCGCTTTCCACAAGTCATCTATTGGCTGTGCAATTGGTCTTGATATTTCTACGGAAGTTAACTACATTCCTGAGAAAACATCATGGCTTTCTTTAGGCAAATACAAAGCTGGTGCTGTCACTATTGACAATGCTGGTATTGTAAAAGTCGAAATTACTGAATAAAGGAGTATATACATGGCTTTTGATAAAAGTAAATTCGCAAGAATGACAACATCAGCAAACAGTGCAATCCCTGTAATGTGGGGTTACTCTACAACTGATGCAACAGCAGTAGTTGACTCAGCTGGTTACTTCAATGGAGTAGCTGGTGACGTTCAAGTTGGCGATATAATTATGGCAAACACATCAACTGGTGGTACTTTGGCAGCTGGATTTTATCTAGTATCTGCTAATGATGGAACTACAGTTGACGTTAATGACGCTTTAGTTGTAAACGCAACTGATACTGACTAAATAAGTTAAGCCCCTTCGGGGGCTTTTCTCCTTCATGTCAGCAGTACAAAACTACACATCCATTGATTTAGCATCTAATGCGTTGCTACTTATCGGTGAAGAAACCATATCATCTTTTACAGATGATTCTACAGCAGCTCTAGTAGCTGCAAACTTATATGAACCTACGTATGAAAGCTTACTATCGCTTCATCCTTGGAGATTTGCTTCAAGTAAGGCTACATTGTCCAGACTTACAGCTTCACCTGTAAATGAATGGACCTACGCATATCAACTACCAGCTGACTTTCTAGTCGCTCAACACATTGATGATGCAAACGAGAAATACCAGATTTATGGTAGTAAGTTGTATTCTGATAATACTTCAATCGTACTGGATTACACATACAAGCCAGACGAATCATTACTGCCAGCATACTTTGCTGAGTTGCTCGAATATAGATTAGCGTCTGTGTTTGCTATTCCAATCACAGAGAGTGCAACAAAAGGGGAGTATTATGCGTCTTTGGCAGAAAAGCAACTTGCTAAATGTAAGACCATTGATTCGCAAATGTCTCCTTCTTCAGCACCAGCTGGCAACTCACCATTAATAAACGCTAGAGGATAAATGGCTAGAGTTAATATAGCTCAAACACAGTTTACATCAGGAGAGCTAGACCCTAGATTAGCAGCACGTCATGACTATGATGGCTATTACAAAGGTGCAGAAACATTAGAGAATGTTATTTGCCTAGGTCAAGGTGGTGTCAAAAGAAGAGGGGGTATGAAATACATAGACACCCTTGCTGATACTTCTGTTCGTTTTGTAACATTTGAGTTTAATATTACACAAACATATTTGTTAGTTTTTGCTAATGCAAAAATGTATGTTTATAAGGATGGTGTAAAACAAACAAATCTAAATGGCTCTGGTAATGATTACATAACAACACCATATAACGCAACACAGATTAGTGAGATTGGTGTTACTCAATCAGCTGACACATTAATTGTTTGTCATCATTCACATGCTCCTAGAAAAATTGTGAGAGGTGGTTCACATTCAACATGGACTCTCTCAACAATAACATTTCCATACTATCCTACATTTGACTTTAACGCAGACTACGACAGTGCTACCTTTGCTATAGGAGCTAACTGGAACTCAGTAGGCTCTGACGTTACTGTGACTTGTAACACAGCTTCAAAAATAACCTCAGACCATGTAGGTGGCATATTTGAAGGCAATGATGGTGTAATAAGAATTGAATCAGTTAATACTGGCTCAAGAACATTAACTGGTGAATTATTAAAAGAGTTTACTAATAACAATACATTAGATGGAACAGACGTTAGTTTAGAAGAACCTGTATGGTCATCTACTCATGGTTATCCACAAACAGTGACATTCCATGAATCAAGATTATGGATGGGCAATTCAACAGCTAGACCTCAAACATTATGGGGTAGTGTAATTGGTGATTTCTTTAACTTTGACAGAGGTGTTGGTGGTGATGATGAATCACTAGACATTACACTTGATACTGACAGTGTTAACGCAATACATCACATCGTATCAGGTAGGCATTTACAAGTTTTTACATCAGGTGGTGAATTCTACATTCCAGAGTCACCCATTAAACCTTCGAGTGTACGCATATCAAGACAGACCAAGTTTGGAGTTTTACAAAAGGTCAAACCTATTAACGTAGATGGTGCGACCATGTTTATACAAAGGAACGGTAAGCAAGTGCGTGAGTTTATATTCACATACACTGAAGCGTCTTATGTCTCCTCTGAGGTGAACTTGCTTGCCCCTCATATAACCAATGCCCCAGTAGCTATGGCTAGTCAAACAGGAGATATAGATAACGAAGGAAACTATCTATACGTTGTGAATGGTGATGGAACTTTAGGAGTTTTTATTACAAACCGAGCTGAAAAAGTTATGGCTTGGACAAAGTACACAACTGCTGGAGATATATTAGATGTTGCTGTAGTAGAAGACGTTGTCTATTTGTACGTTAAAAGAACAATTAATAGTTCAACAGTTTATCACGTTGAAGCTTTAGACAACAATCATTACACAGACGCATCAAAGCAAGTGACACAATCAGCTTCAACAACAGTTTCAGGACTTTCTCATTTAAACGGTCAAGAATGTCGTATAAGAGCTGATTCAGCAATTATGGCTAACGCTACACCTTCTAGTGGGTCTATTACACTTAGTAGAGCTGCAACAAATATTGAAGTTGGCTTAAATTATGATGTAACTATTAAGACTATGCCATCAGCTATAGGTTTACAAAGTGGACCAGTCAGCACAAAGAAAAGACGCATATCAAGAGTATCAGCTCAGCTTCATGAATCAAGTGGTTTGAAAATTAATGGTAAAGCTGTACCTAATAAAAGCTTTGGTGCAAATGTTTTAGGTCAAGCACCAGAATCATTTACAGGTATTAAAACTTTGCCAGTGTTGGGGTATTCAAAGACAGCACAAGTCACAGTTACACAGACTGACCCACTGCCTTTGACATTGTTAGGTTTAACAGTTGAATTACAGGTGACAGGATAATGGCAGCAGCATTAGGAGCAATGGTACAACTGGCAGCAGCTAGTAACGCAGCGAAAGCACATGAACAGGCTGGACAAGACAGAGCAAGAGCATATAAAGAACAAGCTGAACAAGCTGAAAGTGCAGCAAAAGACAGAGAACTTGAGCGTTTAGTTAAGTTAAGAACTACATTAGCAGCACAAAGAGCGTATTGGGCTGGTGCTGGTATTGACTCCACTGTTGGTTCTCCTACTACTGTGGCTGCTAGGTCTTATGAAACATTTGAGTTAGACCAAGGTGCAGATTTAATTAATACTAGACAACAAATTCGTTCGTTCAATAACTCTGCTGATGCAGCAATACGAATGGGAAAGATTAAAGCTAGAGGTTCAATACTTGGTGGAGTAATGGGTGCAGCTAATACTTGGAATTCATAATGGCAATACCTGAATATCAAAGAACAATAGTTAGGCAAGTACAACAAGCTGATACAGCATCAGCTCAAGTATGGGAAACGCTTGCTAATACACTTGATAATTTTGGTCAACAGGCTGGTGCTTTATCAAGAAACATGATAGCAAATGATCGTGCAGCAGCTAAACAACAAAAAGCAGCTAATGATTTGGCAAGAAAAAACTATCTTGACAGTATGGAGGCAGACATTATTGAAGCTGCTCATCAAGCACAAATTAATAACCCTGATGATTACCAAGCATATGTAACTGAGTTTGATAAGAAAGCAGAAGTCTGGCTTAACTCAGAGGGTTTAGATTCTATGTCAGGTGCTAGACAATTGTTGCAAACAATGATTGGCAATAAAAGAACTGAGTATGGAAAAAAACCTTACGAGGCTGAACAAGTAAGAATAAAGACACAAGCTATATCAGATGCTGAGAAAAACCTAGATGTAGATATAAAAGATTTTGTACACCAAGCTGGTGAGTTCTTGGAGAGAGGAATGAATCCTCCTTTAGATGAACAGATGGAAGTTGAAATATCTGATATGGATTTTCAAGTTATGCGTCAGTACGAAAAGCTTGAAGCAAAGATTAATGACATTGTGACATTGAACGGTCAGTCTGTTGATGAAGCTATGGCTTTTGAAATAGAAATGCAAGAGCAATATATCTCAGGAGTTATTGGTAAACAACTTACACAAGAAGTAAATAACAATGCTGGTTGGGATGCTTTACAAGATTTCTATACAAACCCTGATAAATTCATTCGTAATCGTGCTTATTTAAGTGCGCTTATTCCTGATGGTGTCAAAATCAGTGACAAGTTAAAAGATGAACTTTATACAGAAATGAATCAATATCTAGCTGATTATAACAAAGAGCTAGATGCAAAAGAAAAGAAAGAAGATGATGATCTTGTAGCTAATCAGCTTGATACGTTTACTTTACTAAAAGTTGGTATTCAAGATGGTGCTGTGGTTCATAAAGAAAATTTGATGCAAGCATATAAAGCAGAAGACATTAGTGGCCCACAGTTTGAGCAATTAATGGAAGACATAGTATCTAACAAGTATGTTAAAGATAATGAAGAAGTTGCTTGGGATTTATATCAAAACATGATTGACCCTTCTTTAACTATGCCTGAGAAGAATCGTTTAATACAAGATGCATTAGATCGTGATGATATAACAGGTAATACAGCTGCTTCTTATTTAGATAAAGCCTTGTCAGCAAGTAAAGTTACTACTAAACCTTACTTCAGCCAAGCTAATTCAGCTATTGCAAAAGCTTTTGGTGTTACAGAAGCTGGAATGAATATTTTCGGTGACTCTGGTCTTTCTGAAGAAGATGTAGCAAACATGCGTTATGCACAACAAGAGCTTTATGAAAGAGTACAGAACGGTGAAAAAGCTATTGATATTTACAATGGCATCATTGAAAGATATACAAGCGAAGACAATAGTGCCAAAGTAAATAGATCAGCTACATCAAATTTATCTTTTCAAGACTCTTACACAATGCCTAATGGCTTCAACACTTACTTTGTTGGAACACCTAGCAAAACACAAGGTGGCGCTACAACTTTAAAAATTGGCAAAGATTTGGATGAAGGCATTATTACAGAAGAAGAAGCTGAGTTGTTAGCAAAACAACTGAAAGATTATGTCAATGCACAACTAGGATATAACTAATGCCTAATTATCAAGGACAAACTGATAACCCTGTAGCAGACTACACTAGCAAGCTTGGTGAAATAGACTCATACATGTATTCAGTACAACATGCTAAAGATTTACATCTAGCATCATTGCCAGCACAGGCTGAACCCACAATATCTTTAAATGTAAACGAATTTGGCATTCCTGAAGATATGTCGTTGTCTACACCTGATATTAATTTAGAAGAAGAAGAAAGACCTTTATTTGAGAGATTATTTAATGCTGCTCCAAAACCAGTACAAAAAGCTATTACTCCTTTTGTTCTCCCTTTTTTTAATAACCCAGTAGTGAGTGGTATGACTATGGGAGGAGCTGATGCTGTGAATGGCATACTAAGTGTTGGTAGAGATATTAACAATGCTTTACATCCTGACAATCAATTTACTGAAGAAGAATGGTTACGCATTCCAGAATTACTTGAATCTAACCCTGATTCTACAACAGAAGGGGTAGTAAGAGGGCTTACACAGTTTATGTCTATATTCACAGGATTAGGTGGCTTAAAAACAGCTACACAGTTAGGTGGAAAAGGTAAACAACTATTTCAACAGATGTTAGCTGGAGGATTGGCTGATGCTTCATTCAATCCAGACGAAGCTAATATATCTACCTTAATCGATCAACTTGATCTTGTAGATGATGACAGTAAATTAGGAGCATTAACTGAATGGTTAGGCGCACCAGTAGATGATGACGCACCAGCACTTGAAAGATTAGAAAAACGTGTAAAAAATGTTTTTGAAGGAGCAACAATAGGTTTTGCTGTAGGTGGTTTTATAGAAGCCATGAAGTTTATTAAGAAAAGTATGCCAGCAGCAATTTTTGTTAACAAACCTGAAGAACAAGATACAGCTAGTTTTATCAAATCATTTGAAGGTTACAAAGATATAGGTTATTACGCAACAAAAGGAGAAGCATCACAAGACTTAGTGACTGTTGGGTATGGGTCTACTAATCGAGTTAAGAAAGGCGAGAAAATAACTGAAGAGCAAGCTGAACAATATTTACAAGAAGACATTGCTGTTGCTGAGAAAGCAGTAGACAGTTTAGTTACGGTTGATTTGACACCTAACCAAAGATTAGCAGTTGTATCACTTGTATTTAATATTGGTCAAGGTAACTTCAAAAAATCTAAAGCTTTAAAAGCACTTAATAAAGGTGACATGGATACATTTGTCAAAGAGGCTTTTGATTCAAAAATAGGTTTTGTTAAAGCCAATGGAAAAATACTAAAAGGGCTAGTTAAAAGAAGAAAAGCTGAAAAGACCTTGTTCCAGGGAGGTATAGCCTAATGAGTTTAGCAACACAAATGCTAAAAGGTTTTTTTGGGTCTATGAAAACTCAAGGTGACGATGTTATAGAGCGTGCTAACACTGGTAAGTTAATTGATACGTCTGAAAGAATGGATCAAGTCAACGAAGCAGCAACAATTAATACTGATAATATCGATGTTCCTACAACTGCTGATGAAGTGCTTGATACAACACAACCTGTTAATAGAGCAAGACAATCTGATGTAAGTTTTGATGGTCGTAATTACAACCTACAAAATGTTACTGACCCAGACGAGTTAGTTAGTATTATTGATTACATTGGCTCAAAGAATAATAACTTTGTATATGCAAGAGGTTGTGGCCCACAGTCTTTTGATGAAACAGTTAAAAAAGCTAAGAAAGTACCATTACAAGAATTAGAAAACATCATTGGATATAAGTTAGGAGATGGTGTATCACCTGAAAGAGTAACTGGCGCAAGAATACTATTACAAGAGTCTGCTGATAACCTTAGAACTATGGCTCAAAAAATACAAGCTGGTGAAGCAGACGTTGCTTTTCAGCTTAAATTTAGACAAGCTATATCATCACATGTAGGGATACAACAATCAGTAGCTGGTATGGCAGCTGATTCAGGAAGAGCATTAAATGCTTGGAGAATACCAGTTGGTGCTGACATGGGTCAAGGATCATCAATATACCAAACACAGTTACAACAAGCTGTTGACAAGTACGGTGGTGAAAAAGCAATAAACAAATTAGCTGAAGTTATTCTTGATTCTAAAGATTTAACTCAAGTGACAGCCCGTATGGAAAAAATGCATTTTGCAAACAGTGCTGATTTAATGATGGAAATATGGATTAATGGTTTGTTGTCTTCTCCAGCAACTCATGCTGTTAATACAATGTCTAATGCCTTAGTTGCTGGCTTAGCAATACCAGAGCGATTTATGTCAGCAACTGTTAGCAAAATAATGCGAACTGATGAAGGTATTCAATATGGTGAAGTCATGGGTCAGTTTTATGGTGTTGTGGCTGGTATGCGTGATGGTTTC